GCGCCGGGTCATCCGGGCGGTGCGCGGCGGGCCGTCCTCGTCTTCCGGCTCGCCGCTGCGCCCCGGCAAAGGCTCGTGCGACAGCGGGGTCACGGTCACTACCACCCCGTCCTGCAGCCGGTAGATCAGCCCGTCATGCCGCACACCCGTTGCCCCGGCCAGCGCCGCGCGCCAGACCGTGCTGGCAATCTCGGCCCGCACCGCCTCGATGTCCAGGCCATGCAGCCGCTCCAGATAGCGCAGCACGGCATGATCAGTGACACTCACCGGGGCGCGCTTCACAGCCTGATCCCCGCGCGGGCGCACATCGCCTTCAGCGCCTCGATCACCGTGGCGATCTGCCGCCAGTCGCGCATCGCATCGATGTCGATGGGGGCAGCCCCCCAGGCACGTTCAAACCGGGCGCGGATGAAGGCGTTCAGCCCCGCCGCCCCGACTTTCTCGACCGCCCCGGCGCGGAACAGCTTGCCCCACAGCACATGCGCGAACCGCACATCGCCCCGCTCTGCCGCCTTGCGGCGCGGCGCGGCACCGGGCGACGGGCGGAACCCCCGATCCTTCAGCGCCTGAACCATGCTTTCCAGGTCCGCCTCAGTCATCTCGGTCATGCTGGCCTTGCCGGTGACCAGCAGCTGCAGATCGCGCCGCGTCTCGCCGTCAATCCCCAGCTCGCGGCAACCGGCATGGATCAGCTTCTGCAATGCGCGCTCAGCCATTCCGGCCCCCGTTCCGCAGCACCCTTGCCGCGTATTCCAGCTTCGCCGTGGCCATGATCACCGGCTTGATCTCTGGCGCAGCGGCGTCATAGCCGCGCCCGAAGCGCCCGTTCAGCCGGGGCAGCAGTTCGCGCGGCACCGCTTCCCAGTTGGCCGGGTCCGTGTTCCGCTTGTTGCCGTCCAGGCACTTCAGCGCACAGCCTTCGGACACCGGCCCGTGCTTCTGTTCCCAAAGCCAGCGGTGCTTGGGAACCATCCGCGTTGATGCGCCGGTCCATGGGTTCGGCTCGGCAACGCAGATGCGGACATACCCGTCCTTGTCGATGCTCTCGTGCCCCACATCCTTTGCCGTGTGCGGGCGCTGGCCCTTCCTGAACTGCGTTGCTGCACTGTTCGGGTTGAACGGCATGCGCTTGCCCTTGTTTGGCGGCACGCTTCCGGGCGGAATGCGGCCGTCCCGGCCTGTCAGCCATCCCTTGCGCTTGCAAAGGCCTTTCAGGGCACCCGGCGACACATCCTTGCGGCCAAAGCGAAAGCAGAATGCCGAGTGCAGTTCGGCTCGCGGGCGGGTCCGGTTCGCCTCGATCCAGGCAAGCTCTTCGTCCAGCCAGCCAATCAGCCTGCGCTTCATGATCAGCCTGCCTGGGTCTTGCCGCCGATCTGCGGCAGCATCGGCAGAACGGCCGCCCCATGGTCGGCGAACAGCCGCGCGGCCCGCAGTTGCAGATCCGCGTTGCTGCTGATCTGGTCGGCCACGGCCACCATCGCCTCGGCCCGCTTCACCTCGATCTCCAGCTGCTCCGGCGTGATGCCTTCCACGCCCAGCCGTTCCATCTGGGCAAACAGATGGTCGTTCAGATCACTCAGCTTGTTCTTCATCGCATGGTCCTTTCCTGTTGTGCGCCGCATCCAGCGCCGCGCGCTTCTCTGCCCGCTTTTCCGGCGTTTCCCAGCCAGTCGGCCAGGCCGTCCGCACGCCCTTGCCATGATGTTCGTGGTACCAGGGCACCGGGCGCTGGCACTGCGGCTTGCTGCACCAGCCCCCGGCCTTACCCATGGCTGCCTCGCGGCACCCCATCCCGCCGCAGCCGGATCATGCGGCCAAGCTCCGACAGCGAAACCTCCAGCGCCCCGGCCTGAACCGCTGCCGCCCGCCTGGTCAGGCAGATGTCGAAGTGCTCGCGGTATGTCCCCGCATCCTGCAGATGCTTGCGGTCCACCCCGATCCGGTCTGCCATGGCCAGCAGCTCATCGCTGCTGTCCGCCAGCATGTGGCACATCACCATGCCCCGGTACGGCGCGCGCAGGTTGTCCACATAGACGGCCATCACTGACCGACTTTCATTTTGCGCTGCCAAACCGCCAGTTCGGTGTAGTCCCTTGCGGGTGTCGGTTGCCAATCAGGGCAGCCTGTGCCGAGCCACCTCCCGCCACCGCACTTGCAATTCGGTCGGGAACAGCGACAGCGGCAGTGCGCGACAGCACAGGCCCCCCAGTTGTTGGCGAGATATGATGCCAGGTGCATCACTCCCCCCGCCCGGCCATATGCCCCGCGCGGGCGATCCGCTCCCCCACCTGCTCGGTGCGCGCCGCGCCGAAGCGGGTGGTCAGCACCCGCGCGGTGATCTCGGCAATCGCCTCGGGCTGCAGGCGGGCAAAGGCCTCGCCCACCATCTGTTCGGCATCGGACATTTCGCGCTGCTGCGCCTGGGTCATCCGGTTCATGCCCATCCCCCTCACGCCTTGGCCAGATCGATGGTGACCGCCTGCCAGGCGGCATCGGGCGCATTACGCCGGAACACGCGCACATAGGTCTTCGACCCCACCACGCGGATCGCGTCGCGGATCGCCTCCATGGCGCGCTGCCAGCGGGGGTCCGTGATCTCCAGCCGCAGCAGCATGAAAATCTCGGACCGGTTGATCTGGCCCGCCTTGTCGGTGTTGAAGGCCCGCGTCACGATGGTGCGGATTTCGGGCCGCGCATCCGCCGCCCATTCGGTCAGGCATTCATCCAGCAGGCTTTTCGCCACCTGCAACTCGGGGCCGAAGTCGATATGGTCGGCCACCTGGACCTGCACCTTCATCAGCCCGTCATAGCTTTGCAGGGTCTTGTTGCCCTTCGGCCCGCCCACCTTTGCGCCGTATTCCTGCTCCAGCAGCGCCTCGTATCCGCCGATGTCGTCAAAGGTATGGGCCTTGAACCGTGCCACCTGGTCGCTCAGCGACAGCGCATAGCCCACGATCTTGCGCACCACCTCATCCTCCAGCAGGTGCTGCGGCTTGATCGTTTCGACCGGCTGCAACCCGCCCTTGGCGGTGGCCATGTAAACCTTGCCGCCCACCTCGACCCGGCCATCCGGCACGGGCGTGAAATTCAACTCTGTCATGGCTTCAAAACTCCCTTGAAGGTCTGTGAAAAGCTGTCCGGCACCGGGGCACCGGGCGGGATGGCGGGCAGGCCCAGCAGGGCCAGAAGCATGGCCATCGCGGCAATCTCGTCCACACTGCACAGGGTGATGCCGCGCACCCCAAGTGCGTCGACCTTGCCCAGGCCGCGCGCGGCCGTTTCGATCATCTGCGCTTCCGTCCAGGGCGCAGGCCCCGCCCGATCTGCTGCTGTCGTCATCCTTCGCTCCTGTTTCTGGGGCAGGCCGCGCAGGCCCGGAACATCCGGGTGCGCAGCGGGTTTCCGGGTGCCCAGACGCGCGCCTTCACCCGCCAGTCCTGGCATTCGTTGCTGGGGATCAGCCCCAGCGCCGGGCAGTCCAGCGCCTGCGCCTGGAACACCCCCCGGAACCGCTCTTCAAAAGCCGTCAGGTCGCCCGGGTACTTGGCGCGCAGGATCTGGCTGATCATCGCGGCAGACCGGCCCAGGCGTTCTGCCACCCTGTTCTGGCTGGTGCGGCCGCATTCCAGCGCCAGCGCCTCTACCCAGTCGGGCAGCGCCTCGCCCCAGGCCGCGCGGGCCACGTCAACCGGCGCGGTCATGACCGCTCTCCCAGCAAGATGACCGCATTGGTGTTGTCATCCACCACGGCACGGACCCGCGCGGCCCGGGGCGGGCGCGGGCCGGAATTGCGGATCAGCCGATAGATCGCTTCCTGCTTCCGGGACGGGGACGCCTTGCGCTCCACCCGCAGATAGCCGCCCGCCAGCAGCACCCGGCAATAGGCCTGGGCATCCGCCGTGGCGACCTGCACCAGATCGGTGCTGGCATGGGCCGCAAGGTCGGTGGGCGTAAAGCTGCGCAGGCCCCGCATCGCGGTCCACAGGTTTTCTTCGGCGCTGCGCCCCTGTGGCGCGGGCGGGGCGGGGCGGTCACATCCGGGCTTCACCTTCCACAGCTTGCGCAGGCCAGCGCCGGATTGCAGCAACTCCAGCGCGCCCTGGCCATCCCAGCCGCGAACGATCTTCGTGGCCTGGTCGATGCTGATCTTCATCTCGGCCGCAATCTCGGCATAGCCGAACGACGGCAGGCGCAGCGCCAGTGCCCAGGCCGCCTCGGCCACCGCCTCGCGGTTCACGCGCGTCACCGCCCGGCTCATGCAAACCTCCGCGCGGCGGGCGCATCGGCAGAATGAAACGCGGTCTTGCCCCAGTCGGCGGCGGTCAGTCGGGTCAGCCCGCGCAGCTGCGCGAACTCGCGCAGGTTGGCAAGGTTGGTCGACACATGCCGGATGCTGTGCTTTGACGCGGCCAGCAGGGCCGCCTTCAACCCGTCGTCAATCTCGATTCCGGGCGCATAGATCGGGGCCAGATGCTTCACATC